ATCATAACCAGGATAACCATCTGCCCACTGATTACGAGCTTGTTCCTTGAAACCGATAGATTCTGCATTCTGCTTAAAGTATTGCTTAGCTGCAATCTGCACACCATATTCGGTTTCAGCCTGAATCTCAAAGCTATCTGAGTTCCAAACCTTTTTGAATGTAACCTTATACGTCTTGAGCTTCTTGAGCTTCTTGATCTTATCCTTTGTAGAACCGGGCTGACTGTTGAGGATCTGATTGAACTTACTCTCGCTTAGAGAAGCAAGAGGTCCCCAGGATTCTGGGGACCGACTCTTAACCTCAAACATCATGCTGCGTCTGCAAATTCGATGGCAGTTTCCAATGCCTTCGTCTTGAGGTTCTTGTTCGAACCGTACCAAGCAGAAGTCATACGATTATCTGCATTGCGACCAATCATGTGATCAGTCATGAAGGTAACCGCGTTGAAAGCCTGCCACCAACTACCTTCGCCAAACTCGGCACCAGGCTGTTGGTCCATGATTTCGAGAGCGATACCAGCATTCTTGCTGAGGTCCTTCTTCGAACCGGTGACAGGGAATACACGCTGGAAATACTCGACGATGTTTTCGTCAGTGTAACGCTTCGAACCAAGATAAGCAGCCATTTCTTTGTATTTGGCAAGCTTTTCCTTGGCAACACCGAGTGTTTCCTTGACAACGTCACCGTCAAACTCACGACGATGGCTGACCTTGACGATCTTGCTCGACTGACTGTTCAGCGAGAGAGTCAGAGTGTTGTTGCAAACAACGCGAACTGGAGTGAAGCGAACATCGATCGACCAACCATACTTATGCGGATTGGTGAAGAGCAGATAGGAATCGACCTGATCGCCCTTGAACAATTCGAAGGAATCCTTCACCTTTGCCAAGGCCCAAACAAGCTGACCGTCGCGAAGCGAACCAGCGGTGTGCATTTCCATCTCACCAGCTGCAACGAAATCATTGAAGAATTCGAAGGCTGATTCGTTCTGGTTAGGAACCCAATCGTTCGTGATCACATCAAGGATTTTATTGTCGACGTCACGAACGAGAGCGGAGTGACCGATGTCGACTTGCTTGCCACCGATTTCGGCGAAAGCAGGAACTGGATTTACCTTCCAGTCGAGGTTTGCTGCCTTCAGCATCTGATTCGGTGTGAGGTCGTTCGAGACCTTCGTGCCGAGGTGATGCCAAGGTGTTTCGCCTGCATAAGCCATCGAAGCCTTGCCGTCGAGAAATTCAATCATATGAGCCATAATATATTTTCCTTTTTCAATTTGGTATAACCATTCTACCAAGATTTTGATAAAATGTACATGTTTATTTTTAAATTAAGATGCTTTTAAGCAGCATTCATCAAAGAATGCAATATCACGTGTAATACGCTTTGCAGTGCTGATCAACTGACGTGTTGAACATCCGACGAAGTCAAAGCCATCACATTCCATACAAGTCTGAACCTGCAATGCTTGTTCCAAAGAAATTTGGAGGCCTTCAGCAATATCTCGAGTAACTTGATTCATCATAATCTCCTTAGCTTATTATTCATACTACCAAAGTTTTGATAAAATGTACATGTTTAATTTGCAGTTTCGATTAAATTAATTGCGCCGATGGCAAAGATTCCGAGACCAATGAAGCTCTGAATTACAACCTGAAATACGCTAGCATACTCAGGAATAAGAATAAGGATGAGCAATCCGATAAACAATGTAACATAATTCATATTATATCTCCAACGAACGTTCATAGGCTTCGCGCTCGGCTTGCTGGTCAAACCAGTCGCTGAGGGCTTGACGGCCAAGCCATTCTTCGTAACCTTCCCAAAGGGACTTATCAAATTCAACATTTTCCATAACAATCTCCTTAGCTTATTATTCATACTACCAAAGTTTTGATAAAATGTACATGTTTATTTTTCGATAAAATCAGAAACTAGTTGAAAAAAGTCATCTGGCTTTTCGTCCTCAAGGACCATGAGATAGTCACGGAGATATGAGGAATAACCATGCTTGGCAAAATATTCAGCGATGGCTCGCTGAACGGTGTCTTTTCCGAAGTACTCAATAACAGGCGACTTAGTCATACTTCCTCCATATTTTCAATCATACGCTCGATAATTGTTTCGAAGTCATCATCTGGATGTAACCGAGTGTCGATCACAACTTGACTATAGAGATCAGCCAGATACTCACGAATCATAACACCGTGAGTTCCTGAGATACCTTCATAGATGTACTCGAATGGATCATCGTGGTTAAGGATATGGTTTTCTAAATTTATCATAATATATTTTTCCTTCTTTATTATAGGTCCACCTTACATTGTTTTCGAAATAATGTACATGTTTATTGTCAAAAAAAATGCGACCGAAGCCGCATTTTCTTATCCGTACATTTTGTGATAGGATCGAACCAGATCGACCGCTTTCTCAAGGTATCGTTGAGGTCGTTCAACGAAGATCTGAGACTCAAGCGAGTCATCGACTCCAATGATGATGACGATATCCTTCACTAAGATGCCTGTCATCTCCCATAGCATGTAAGAGTAGAGACTCGTTTGGAGGAAATAATCTTCGATCCAATCTTTACGCTTCAGCTTCGCAGACGTCTTATAGTCGATGATCGATAGACGACCGTCGTAGTCTGCTATCAGATCGCAAGAACCTGCTAACTTGAGATGATTAGAGAATAGCATACACTCGGTAGCACGAACCATGTCTACCTTCTCATCCAGAACTTTCTTGATCTGATTGAACATCATCATGTTATGGGGCATCGACGTATCGATATCGCTGCCTAATACATAGTTCTCACACATCGTATGGACGTTCGTACCGCGAGTAGAGGCTCGAGCCGAAACTCGGGCAGCTTCGGTCTCGCCGACTCTTTTCCTCCAAGCTTCGAGCCCGGACTTATCTGTCATCTTGCCGAGAACGGCAGTCACAGACGGATATTTTTTGCCTTCAGGTGTCACATAGAAACGCGTTGGTCCATCTATCCTTTGCAGTTCAGCAAATTCTAGTAATTCGTATTCGAATTCTTTACGGTTGGAGACCGAGTTTTTGTCGAGCAATTATATATTCCTTCACTAGTTTTGAACGAACAATATCTTGTTCGAGAAAATCAACATGTACAAAGTCATTTAACTTACCGACGATTTTCATAAAATCCTTCAGTCCGTTACGTTCTTGTTCTTTCGTAAGATCTGACTGACGGAAGTCGCCACAGAATAGTACTCTACAACCTTTACCAATACGAGTGATCACAGAATCCAGTTCATGGAAAGTCATGTTATTCACTTCGTCCACAATGACATAACAATTATTCATGGTAATACCGCGAATAAATGATGTCGAGATAAACTCAATCGCATTCTTCTGCTTGAGGATCTCATACGCATCAGACCGATCAAACAGTTCGGTGCAGATGGCGTAATAAGGTGCCTCATAAACTTTCATCTTTTCTTTCTGATTGCCAGGAAGAAAACCCATATCTCGTGTTGGTACTACCGATCTTACAATGTAAATCTTATTTTGTACACCTGTATTTGACATGAGTGCATCAATAGTTTTCGAAAGAGCGATGAAGGTTTTACCGGTACCAGCCATACCGTGTAACATCAAGTGTTTTCCATCATCGAAGGCATCAAACGCAATACGCTGATTTTCTGTGAGTGGATTCACGTGTTTTAAATTAAAGTTTTGGGTCTTAAATGTCAGTCCTTCTTGCGTGTCACCATTTTGTCTGGCGATTCTTTTTTCTCTTTTTGTTAAGCGCGACTGGGTGTTATATTCCACTAGCTATCCTTATTTTTTATTGCGAGCTTTACTGACTGCGTCTCTGATCTTCGTACTTTTAATATCTTTATCACCGTGTTGTTGACCGAGTGGAGAGTGTGGATTGGCATTACCGATTCTATTGAGTAGATCATTAAATCCCGAATCAGTTTTATGTGTCACACCTGCTATTCCTGATATAAAATGAGGTGCGCCTATAATCTCTTCGATCTCGGGATTGTTATCGAGGAAATCTTTTTTTTGTTGATAGTTAAAGAATTCCTCGAAAACTTCTCCGGTTTCTTTGAGTCTAAATTCATAGATAGGCATTAATAATCTT